ATGAAACTCTACGAAGGCACCAAGCGCCTGACCGCCCGCCCAATGACCCGCGGCGACTACAACGCCTACCGTGGATGGGCGGTGCCCGCCAACGAGGACCCGGGCGATGCCGGCTATCTGGTGGAGTATCAGGATGGCGGCAAGGCCAACGACTCCCGGCACGCAGGCTACATCAGCTGGTCGCCTGCCGATGTCTTCGAGCGCAGCTACAAGCCGCTCCCGGGCGCTGGCCGACCTCCCCATCAGCAGCGCGTGGTGCAAGAGAAACATGAGCTGGATGAGCGCCTGGGCAAGCTGGTCGCCTTCCTGTCCGGCTCCATCTTCCAGACGCTGCCCGAGGCTGAACGCACCCGGCTCGAGAGCCAGGCCGCAGTCATGGGCTGCCTTTCCGACATTTTGGGCGAGCGCATCGTCCACTTCTGAGAAACATCATGGCCCTGACCCCTAAGCAGGAGGCCTTTGCCCTTGCTTATGTCGAGACGGGCAATGCCTCCGAAGCCTACCGGCGCTCCTATAACGCCGAGAAGATGAAGCCGGCCGTGATTGCGGTGAAGGCCAGCGAGTTACTGGCGCACGGTAATGTCGCGGTAAGGGTGGCCGAGCTGCAGGCCGCGCACGTTGAGCGCCACGAAATCACGGTCGATGACCTGCTGCGCGAGCTGGAGGAGGCGCGCATCGCCGCAAGCGGCGGCGAGAAGCCCCAGGCGGCCGCGATGGTTGCTGCGACGCTGGGCAAGGCCAAGCTGCTGGGCCTGCTGACCGACAAGACCGAGGTCACGGGCAAGGATGGCGCGCCAGTCGAGACCGTCACCCGCATCGAGCTGGTGCCGCTGCGGAAATGACGGCCGCTCAAGTATCCCTCCCCGAGAAGCTGATCGATCTGTTCTCGGGGGAGGCTGACGTGCGCGCCTCTCATGGCGGCCGAGGCTCGGGCAAGACACGCAGCTTCGCCAAGATGGCCGCCATCCGCGGCTACCAGCATGGCAAGAGCGGCACCAGCGGCATCATTCTGTGCGCGCGCCAGTTCATGAACTCGCTGGAGGATTCCTCCCTTGAGGAGGTGAAGCGGGCCATCGAGGATGAACCCTGGCTGCACGCCTACTACGAGATTGGCGACAAGTACATCCGATCCCGCGATGGGCGTATCAATTTCGCCTTCGCAGGCTTGGATCGCAACATCGCCTCGATCAAGTCGAAGGGGCGCCTGCTACTTTGCTGGGTAGATGAGGCCGAGCCGGTCACCAACGAGGCCTGGAACACGCTGATCCCTACGCTGCGCGAGGAGGGCGAGGACTGGAATGCTGAGCTGTGGGTCACCTGGAACCCGAAGCGCAAGGATGCACCAGTCGAGACCCGCTTCCGGCACTCCAAGAACCCGCGCGTCAAGTGCGTGGAGCTGAATTGGCGTGACAACGAGAAGTTCCCAGCCAAGCTGGAGCGCGACCGGCAGGCAGACCTGGCCGAGCGCCCCGAGGAATACGACCACATCTGGGAGGGCGGCTACGTCAAGGCGATGACGGGCGCCTACTTCGCCAAGCAGCTGACCGATGCGCGCCAGGCCGGCCGCATCGGCGTCGTGGCTGGCGACCCGCTGATGCAGCTGCGGGCCTATGTCGACATTGGCGGCACCGGCAAGAACGCCGACAGCTTCGCCATGTGGATCGTGCAGTTCGTGGGCCTGCAAGTGCGGGTACTGGACTACTACGAGGCCCAGGGCCAGCCCATGGCGACGCACGTGCAGTGGCTGCAAGACCGCGGCTACACGCCGAACCGGCTGCAGATCTGGCTACCGCACGACGGCGACAAGAGCGACACGGTTTTTGCCGTCACGCCGGAGAGCGAGCTCAAGCGCGTTGGCTACAAGGTCACCGTGATCCCCAACCAGGGCAAGGGCGCGGCGATGAAGCGCGTCGAGGCTGCGCGCAACCTGTTCGGCAGCATCTGGTTCAACGAGCCTACGACTGAGGCCGGACTGGCTGCGCTGGGCTGGTATCACCCCAAGCGCGACGAGGCGCGCGGCATTGACCTCGGACCCGAGCACGACTGGGCCAGCCATGGCTCGGATGCTTTCGGCCTGATGTGCTGCGACTGGACCGCGCCGCGAACGAAAACAAGCACCAAGCCGCCTCCTGTGGCTGGCGGATGGATGGGATAACCCGATGAGCAATGAACACGACAGTCTGCTGACGCTGGCGCGCGATCGCATGGCCGCCTGCGTGGATGCCGAGAACGGCAACCGCGCCGAGGCCGTGGACGATCTGCGCTTCCTCAAGGGGGAGCAGTGGCCATCCGGCGCCGAGGCACAGCGCAAGCTGGAAGGTCGGCCATGCATGACGTTCAACCAGATGCCGGCCATCATCCAGCAGGTGACCAACGATCAGCGGCAGAACACGCCCAGCATCAAGGTGCACCCGGTCGATGATGACGCCGACCCGGAGACGGCGGAAGTGCTGCAGGGCTTGATCCGGCACATCGAGTACGACAGCAATGCGGATGCGGCCTATGACACAGCGGTCAACGCCAGCGCGACGCATGGTTTCGGCGCTTGGCGCCTGCTGACCGAGTACGAGGCCCCGAACAGCTTTGACCAGGTGATCCGCTTCTCCCGCATCCGCAACCCGCTGTCGGTCTACATCGACCCCTATGCACAGTGCCCGGTGGCCAGCGACATGCGGTACTGCTTCATCACCGACGTGGTGCCGCGAGACACCTTCAAGCGAGAGCACCCAAACGCCAAGGTGACGGATGGGCTCTCGTGGGAGGGCGTGGGCGACTCCTACAAAGCCGGCTGGCTGCGCGATGACGGCGTGGTGGTGGCCGAATACTATTGGGTCGACCTGCGGCCCGACACCCTGGTGCTGCTGCAGGATGGCACGACGGCGTGGAAGTCCGACCTCGACCCGGAGGCTGCGGTGGTCAGTGCCAGGACGCGCTCGAGCATGCGCCGCACCATCAAGTGGGCCAAGCTCACCGGCTGCGACGTGCTGGAGGAGGCTGACATCCCGGGCCAGTGGATCCCGGTGTTCCCGGTCTACGGCCAGGAGCTCGACATCGAGGGCAAGGTGACCCGATGGGGTCTGGTGCGCAACGCCAAGGATCCGGCGCGCATGTACAACTTCTGGATGACCGCGGCCACCGAAGAAGTGGCCATGCGGCCGAAGACGCCGTACATCGGCGCCAAGGGGCAATTCGAAGGGTTCGAGCAGGACTGGGCGAGCGCCAACAGGTCCAGCAAGGCCTACCTGGAGTACGAGCCGGTCTCGCTGGCCGGCCAGCTCGCACCGCCGCCTCAGCGCCAACCCATGGCCGACGTGCCGGTGGGCGTGCTGCAGATGGCCATGCACGCCAAGGACAACATCAAGTCCACGACGGGCATGTACGACGCCAGCCTGGGCGCGCAGGGCAACGAGACCAGCGGCCGGGCCATCCTGGCGCGCCAGAAGGAAGGCGACATGGCCAACTTCCACTTCACCGACAACCTGAACCGGGCGATTCGCCATTGCGGCCGGGTGCTGGTCGGGATGATCCCCTTGATCTATGACGCCGAGCGGGTGGTGCGCATCCGCGGCGAGGACGAGACGATCAGCTCGGCCAAGATCAACGGCATGGGCCAGGACCCAGAGACTGGCGTGGAGCGCGTCATCCATGACCTCACCGTCGGCAAGTACGACGTGACGATCGCGGCCGGCCCGAGCTACACGACGCAGCGCCAGGAGGCCGCCGAGGCCATGACGCAGTTCGCGCAGTCCTGGCCCAAGCTGATGGACGTTGCTGGCGACAAGGTGGTGGCGAACATGGACTGGCCCGGGGCCGGCGAGATCGCCGAGCGCATCAAGAAGACGATGCCGCCCGGCATCGCCGACGATGGCGAAGGAGGCCAGCCGCCGCAGGTGCCGCCAGAGGTGGAGCAGCAGCTACAGCAGATGGACCAGGCCATCCAGCAGATGACGCAGGAGCTCGAGGCGGCGCAATCCGGCCTGGAGAAAGCGCGCATCGACGCCGCAAGCCGCGAGCGGGTGGCCGAGATCAACGCCCAGTCCAAGCTGGATACAGAGGAGCTCAAGAGCATGGTGCAGATGCTGGTGCAGCGCCTGCAGCCACCGCCGCAGCTTGTCGACCAGGCCATGCAGTCCGGCGCACCGCCCAGTCAGCCGCAGCATCAACCCCCAGAACAGACCCCGCCCAGTGCGGGGTTTGGTGTTTCTGGGCCTGAAGAAATTCGCGCAGACCTGCCGCCCGCAGGGTCTGAGTTCGCGCCGCAAGCGGGACAAGGGTTACCGGATGACCCACAGCTCACCGGGCAGGAGATCGCGCAATGAGCGTGCAGCAGACGATGGATTCCATCACCACCACCGAGCAGCAACCAGCAGACGGCGCCCAGGGGCCCGAAGTTGATCAGCAGCAGCCCAGCACCGAGCAGCCGCAAGGCGAGCAGGGCGACGGCGGCAAGCAGGTCGAGCAGCCCGGTGAAAAGCAGCCCAAGAAACCGAATGTCCAGTCGCGCATCGATGAGCTGACCCGTGCCCGCCACCAGGCGGAACGCGAGGCAGCCTACTGGCGTGAGCAGGCAGCCAAGTCGCAACCCTCGTCCCAGGACGCACCCAAACCGACAAAGGCTGATTTTGCGAGCGACGAGGACTACCTCGAGGCGCTGGCCGACTACAAGGCAGAGCAGAAGGTGCAGAAGTTCAGCCAGCAGACGCAGGCCGAGCGCGCGCAGGAAGCCGAAGCCAAGCAGACGGCGACGCGCTTCGACCTGTACCGCGAGCGTGTCGCGCAGAGCGTGGAGGCCATGCCCGATTACCACGAGGTGGTTGGACAGAGCGAAGTGCCGGCTGCAGCCCATGTCCTGGAGTCGATCCTCGATTCCGATGTGGGGCCGCAGCTGGCCTATCACCTGGCCAAGCATCCCGTCGTGGCCGAACGCCTAAACGACATGACCGCGGTACAGGCTGCCCGCGAACTCGGGCGCCTGGAAGCCCAGCTGGCCCAGCCCAAGGCTGACGCGCCGGCACCCCCCGCAAAGCGGACCACCAACGCGCCAGCGCCCATCAATCCGGTGCGCGGTGGCAACGGCCAGTTCACGAAGCCTGCAGAGGCGATGAGCGACGCCGAGTGGTACGCATCCCAACGCAAATGAATTGAAAGAGCATCCACATGCCAAACGAAATCCTTACCCACCAGATGATTGCGCGCGAAGCCGCCAAGATGCTGGAAGAAGAATCGCCATTCCTGGCCAACGTCAACAAGGGCCGCCAGGAAGAATTCGGCGAAGCTGTAGCCGGTTACAAAAAGGGGGACGAAGTCAAGATTGAAGTGCCACAGTCCGGCGTCGTCTTCAATGGCGCCGTGTTCGCCGAGGGCGGCAGCGCCTCCGAAGTGAAGCAGCGCCACGTCATGCTCAAGCTGGACACCCAGAAGCACGTCGGCCTGCGCTTCACGACCAAGGAGAAGCTGCTCGACATTGCAGAGTTCAAGGAGCGCATTCTGCGTCCGCAGATGCGCACCCTGTCGTCGGTGCTGGAGGCTGACATGATCCGCCGCGCCGTGCTGGCCACACCCAATCTGGTCGGCACGCCTGGCACCGCGCCCAGCAACATGAAGGTGTTCGCCGAGGCGCGCGCGGTCATGCAGCGCTTCCTGGCGCCACCCAGCGACCGCAACGCGCTGATCAGCTCCGAGATCAACGTCAACCTGACGGACGAGGCTCGCAAGCTGTTCAACCCGCAAAAGGACAGCAGCAAGGCGTTCCTGGAGGGCTCGCTCGGCCGCGCCATGGGTGCCGACTTCTACGAGCACCAGTCCATTCCCCTGGTCACCAACGGCGCAGCCGCCGCGGTGACGGTAAACGGCGCAGGCCAGACCGGCAACCTGCTGACGATCGCTGCCACCACCGCGGGCTTCAAGGCGGGCCAGGTGTTCACCGTTGCCGGCGTGTTCGCCGTGCACCCGCTGACCGGCGAGAGCACGGGCAAGTTGCAGCAGTTCGTGGCCACGGCCGACGCTGGCTCGACCATCCTGGGCATCTTCCCTGCCATCGTGCCCACCGGCCCGGGCAAGAACGTGACCGCAGCACCTGCCAACGGCGCCGCGCTGACGCTGGTGGGTGCAGCCTCGACCGGTTACCGCCAGTCGCTCATGTATCACCGTGACGCCTTCACCGTAGCCACCGCACCGCTGCCGGTGATCGCTGGCTGCGAGGGCTACACGGCGCGCTTGCCCAACGGCATCAACGTGCGGGTGATGACCGGCGGCGACTTCATCAACGACGCGGAAAACACCCGTATCGACGTGCTGTACGGCTTCGCTGCGGTCAACGGCCTGCACGCCTGCCGCATCACCGAGTAATCGGGCAACCCAAGAGAGAGGCCTGCGGGCCTTTCTCTGCCTCTGGAGAACGCGATGTTCCAAGAATTCCCCAAGATGCTCTACAAGGGCGAGGCCCACCAGGTGGTCAACGATGCCGACCAAGAGGCTGCGGCGCGCAAGGACGGTTGGCACGACTTTGGCGCCGCGCCAGCGAACGCGCCCGCCGAGACCGGCGAGAAGCAGTCGGCAGACGGCGCCCCGGCCGCGCCCGAGCCAGTCAAGCGCGGACGCAAGCCCGCCCCGCCGCCCGCCGAGACCGGCGAGAAGCAGGAGTAAGCGATGCGCACGGCCGGAGAGATTGCCCAGCGCGCGCTGATCCGCTCCGGCGTGATTGCCGCAGGCGAAACGCCAACGGCGGCCGAGATCAGCGACGCTGTGACCACGCTGGGCGACATGCTCGACAGCTGGAGCCTCGAGCGCCTGCTGGTGTTCGGCAGCGTTGAGCTGCAGATCCCGATTGCAGGCCTTCCGCGCCTGACGATAGGCCCGAGCGGCGACCTGGTGGCCGAGCGGCCGGGTAGCGTGCTGACGGGCTTCGTGCGCACTGCAGGGCGCGACCAGCCGCTGCAGCTCGCCTCGCCAGAGTTCATGGACGGCATCCGCCGGAAGGACATGCAGTGCGATGCGTACTGGATGAGCTACGAAGGCGCAATGCCGGATGGCGTGCTGCAGCTGTGGCCTGTGCCCGACGCCGGCGTGCTGCACTTGCGCGTGACACAGCCGATCGTGCGCATCGAGGATGTCAACGACGAACTGGAGCTGCCGCCTGGCTGGTTCCACGCGCTGGTGCTGAACCTAGCCGTGTACTTGTGCGAGGAATACGGCTTCGCGGTGACGCCAACCCTGGCCACGACCGCGCAGAACGCAAAGGGCGCCATCAAGCGCCCCAACATTCAGCCGGCGGTGGCCACATTTGACCGAGCGCTCTTATGACCGATTTTCCCTTTGTCGGCGGCAGCTATACGAGCCGTAGCCTGAATTTCGACGCGCAGCGCACGGTCAACCTATACCCGGTTATGTCGGAATACGGGACCAGCCGGGCCGTGTCGATGCTGACCACGACGCCGGGGCACCGCAAATGGATGGACGTCGGCACGGGCCCGGTGCGCGGCATGCTGCCGCTCAGCGGCGGCACGCTGCTGGTGGCCAGTGGCGCCAAGCTCTACCGCGTGACAGCCGGCAAGGTGGCGACGGAGATTGGTGCTATTGACGCCGCCGGCATGGTGCGCATGGCGAGCAACGGAAAGCAGGTGATGGTGGTGACCGGCTCGGCCGGCTACTTCTTGGCGCTGGAAGGCTGGACGCTGGCTCAGATTACGGACGAGAGCTTTACCGGCGCGGACGCGGTAGGGTTTCTCGACGGTTATCTCGTCTGGAACCGCCCGGGCACCGGCGAGTTCGCCATCAGCCAGCTGTACGGAACCACGGTGGACGCGCTCGACTACGCGACCGCCGAAGGCGCGCCGGACAAGCTGGTGGGCCTGATCGTTGACCACCGCGAGCTGTGGTTGTTCGGTGAGAGCACCACCGAGGTTTGGTACACCTCTGGCGATCCATCATTTCCGATGGCGCGCATCTCGAATGCCTTCATCGAGCATGGATGCGCGGCGCCTGGCTCTGTGGCCAAGCTCGACAACACGGTTTTCTGGCTGGGGGCCGATGACCGCGGCCAGGGCATGCTCTGGCGCGCCAACGGCTACACGCCGCAGCGGGTGAGCACATTCCCGATCGAGGACGCCTGGAGCCGCTACGAGCGGATTGACGATGCCGAGGCGTTCACCTACCAACAGGGCGGCCACAGCTTCTACGTGATCAGCTTCCCGGCGGCAGATGCCACTTGGGTCTATGACGTGGCGGCCAATCTCTGGCACGAGCGGGCCTGGCGTGAAGGTTCGGGTATGAACCGGCTGCACCGCGTGCGCGGCCACGTGCATGCGCACTTCGCCGGCCAGCACTTGGTGGGCGACCACGAGACCGGGCGGGTGTATGTGCTCGACGCCGACAGCTACCGCGACGAGGCGAAAGGCGAGGGCGAAGCTGGCGAATTGATCCAGCGGATCCGCGTGGCGCCTTACCTGTCGGGCGACGGCAGCCGCCGACGACTGAACACGCTGGAGATCGTCATGGAGACCGGTGTGGGCCTGGTCGATGGTCAGGGCGAGGACCCGCAGGCCATGCTTCAGTGGTCGGACGATGGCGGCCACAGCTGGAGCAATGAGCATTGGACCAGCATGGGTCGCCTGGGCGAGCGTCGCACGCGAGCGCTGTGGCGCCGTCTGGGCTCGGCGCGCGAGCGGGTGCTGCGCATCGAGATTACCGACCCGGTGCCGGTCAACATCATCAAGGCCCGATTGGAGGCGTCATGAGCGAAAACATCAGCCTGCCCGCCGCGCGCGTGCCGCTGGTCGATGAGCGGGGCCTGATCACCCGGGAGTGGCTGATGTGGTTCTCGGGCATGTTCAACCGTGTAGGCGGTCCGGTCAGCTTCAGCAATTCGGAACTGTACGGCGATGCGGTCGCGCTGCAGAGCTACGACGAGCTGCTGGCGCGCATCAGCAGCCTGGAGGCGCAAAACCGCAACCTTACCCAGGCCGTGCAGATGGCAGCCATGGGCGCTTGGGATCAGCTGCTGGCCACGCCGCCCGCCGCTGTCGCACCCGATACCTTCGCTCGCCTCAAGGTGCTTGGCGAAACGGATCTGGCGGTGGATCGCGGCAAGGTGCGGGTGGGCAAAGGAATCGCCGGGAGCGAGGCCAAGTTTCAGGTCGACGGCGGGCTGGATGCTTCGACCGACTCCCGCGTGCGTGGCGCGCTGGATGTCGACGGCAACCTCTCGACGGATGGCGACGCCTCTGCCGCAGCCTACATGGTCGGCGGCCAGCAGGTGGTGGGGGCGCGCGCCGTCGGCATTCCGGCCTACTCACCATATCCAGGGCAGGCGATCTCAACGATCTACGACCAATCGCAGGCCCAGACCACGGACGACGCGATCAGGGTGGCCAGCGCGGTGCTGGCCCAAGTAGTAAACGCCCTGCGCGCGCACGGATTGATAGGAGACTGACCCATGTTCATGAACCAACGCGCCAGCGTGCAAAACGTCACTCTGGGCACCGCTGCGGCTGCGCTGTACACAGCGCCCGCAAACACCACTGCGCGCCTGTCCTCGGTGACTTTCACCAACCAGGATGCAGTCGCGCGCACCGTGAGCGCCCATCTGGTCAAGGTCGGCACCAGTCCGAGCAACGCCAACCGCGTTGTGGCACCGTATGTGCTCGGCCCGGGCGAGGCCTGGACTTGCCCGCACCTGAACCACAACCTGAACCCGGGCGATTCTCTCCATGCGCTGGCCGACGCCACGGGCGTGGTGAGCGTCTACGCCTCGGTCATTGAAATGAGCAAGGCATGAAGGCCAGCCGCACCACCGATATCGACCTGGTGCGCTCGATCATCACCGACCCCCAGGTGTACCGCTGGGTCTCGGATGATGCGAGCCCTGAGGCGAGCGACTTCCAGCCGGCTCCGGCCGACGGTGATGGCGTCATCTATGTGCTGGTGGAAAGCGGCGCCGCGCGCGGCATCTTCGCTTTCTTCCGCCAGAACGCCGCGACGACCGAGGCGCATACCTGCGTGCTGCCGTCGATGTGGGGGCGCACGCACTTAGCCGCGCGCGCCGCAGTGGCGTGGGTGTTCGAGAACACCACGTTTCTGCGCATCGTCACCAGCGTGCCCGACGACAACCCGCTCGCGGCGCGCCTGGCCACCATGGCCGGCATGACGCACTACGGCCACAACCCCAAGAGCTTCCAGCGGCGTGGCCGCCTGCTCGGGGTGGATCTATTCGGAATCAGCAAGGAGGCATCCCCATGCCAGTCGCAGCAGCAGTTGTAGGTAGCGCAGTCGTCGGCGCATATGCGTCGAACAAGGCTGGGAAAGCGCAGGCCAGCGCCGCGCAGAGCGCCAGTGACTCCCAGCTGCTGGCGCAGCGCGAGTCGAACGAGCTTCAGAAGGAGATGTACGACCAAAACCGGGCGGACATGCAGCCTTGGCGCGAGGCCGGCATGGGCGCACTGAGCCAGCTGTCCACCGGCATCCAGCCGGGCGGCGAGTTCAACCGCAACTTCCAGCATTCCGACTTCCAGGCCGACCCCGGCTATGCATTCCGCCAGGCCGAAGGGCAGAAGGCCATCGACAACAGCGCCGCGGCGCGCGGCTCGACGCTGTCCGGCGCCACGCTGAAGGCGCTGACGCGCTTCGGCCAGGACACGGCCAGCAGCGAATACCAGAACAGCTACAACCGGTGGAACAACGACGTGTCCAACCGCTTCAACCGCATCAGCGGCGTGGCCGGCACCGGGCAGCAGGCAACGCAGCAGATCGGGCAGTACGGCCAGAGCACGGCCAGCAACATCGCCCAGGGCAACATGAACACCGCCAATAACGTGGCCAGCAACACCATCGGCGCGGGCAATGCTCGGGCGTCCGGATACGTGGGCATGGCCAATGCTGCCAATGGCGGCGTCAACAACTACTTGACTCTGTCATATCTCAACAAAATGGGCACTGGGGCATAAACATGGCACAAGTAGATTCCCGCATCGCCATGGGCGTCCAGCCGCTGGATATCGGCGGCGCTGTCGGCCGCGGATATCAGCTGCGCGACCTGGCCGCCCAGGCCGACGCGCGCACGCTGGACACGCAGATCAAACAGCAGGCGTTGAAGAAGCAAGGCACGCTGGCTGACTTGCACCGACTGAACACCCAGGATGGAAAACTGAACCGCCAGGGATTCGCTCAGGGCATGGTCGACGCTGGCTATGGTGCAGACCTGCCAGCAATGCAAAAGGAGTGGGGCGAAGGCGATAAAGCGGAGCTGGAGCGCAAGGCGAAAACACTCGAGAATAGCATCAAGGCCAACGATTACATCACCGGCCAGGTGGCGGGCGTGCTGATGAAGCCTGGCCGGACGCCTGCAGATGCATATCAGGCAATCGAACGCCTCGCGCAGGCCGGCATCATGTCGGCCGAGCAGGCGGTGCAATATCGCTCCCAGGTTCCGACGGACAACCCTCAAGCCTTGGACAACTGGCTGCGCCAGATGCTGGGACAGTCTCTCGAGGGGAAAGAGCGGCTCGCCGCCCTCATGCCGAAGCCGGAGGCCGTCAACCTCGGCGGCACTACGCAGATGGTCGACACCAACCCGAACACCAATCCTGGCATTGTTGGGCAGACGTACCGGCGCACCGTTACACCCGAGGCTGAGCTCTCCGCAGACACGGCGCGCCGCGGCCAGGACAAAACCGATATCCGCGCCCGGGACCTCAATGCCACCAAAGCAGAGGAGGCAAAGATCAAGCGCGAAGCCAAGGATGATGCGGCGAGTCAGGCAAAAGCCGGCCAGCTGGCCAGTTTTGACACGATGCTGGGTACTCTGGATCGCCTCGGGAAACACCCCGGCCTATCCCGATCCGTGGGCGTGATCGGCGCCCTCCCGACCATGCCTGGATCGGAGTCGGCCAACTTCCAGGCCGAGCTGGAAACGTTTAAGTCCCAGGCGTTCATCCCAATGGTGGCTCAACTCAAGGGGATGGGAGCTTTGTCTGACGCGGAAGGGAAGAAGCTTTCTGCAGCGGTTGGCGCCTTGGATCCAAAGATGGGCGAGAAAGCTTTCCGTGAGTCTGTGGCTCGTATTGTTCAAGACATGAAGATGGCGCGCGACCGACTGGCTAGTTCGGGCAAGCAAGCAGCCAACCCCGCGCCCGGCGGTGGCGTGCTGTCCCTGAAGCCCGCTCAGGGCAACCCGGCCCTGGAGCAAGCAAGGGCCGCAATTGCCGCTGGCGCGGATCCGGCGAGGGTGGCAGAGCGGCTGCAAAGTATGGGCATCGATGCAAGGGGCTTGAGCAATGGCAACGACTCTCGAACAGGCGCTTGGTAGCGCCAACGCGCAGAAATACCTGCGCATGGTGGCTCAAGCTGAAGGAACGTACAAGGACGCTACTGGCGATCCCTACGGCGTGGCCTTTGGTGGCGGCGCCTTTGATTACAGCAAGGGGCACCCCGGAACATTGCGCGAGTTCACTCAAACAGACGGAAAAAAAAACAGGACCAGCGCTCACGGCGCGTACCAGTTTCTCAAGCCGACATGGGACGGTCTGCAGCGCGACCTGGGTCTGCCCGACTTCGGGCCGCGCAGCCAGGACTTGGCCGCTCTAGAATTGATCCGCCGCGCTGGCGCGCTTGATGACGTGCTGGCCGGAAACTTCGACAAGGCCGTGGCCAAGACGGGCGCCACCTGGGCCAGCCTGCCCAGCAGTCCCTATGCACAGCCCCGGCGCGATGCCGGATTCGTGGAGAAAGCCTTGACCGCAGCAACGCCTTCAGCCCAGGCCGGCGAGAACCCGTTTGCCGACCTGATTCCTGCGCAGAAGCCAGCCGCCGCCAGCGCGCCGGGCGCGCGAGCCGCTGCACCGATGGCTGCAGATGAAAATCCATTTGCCGACCTCATCCCCAAGGCCACGTCAAAGGCAGCGACGAAGCCCGTCAGCTCCATCGAGGCGCTGGGAGCAGGTCTGGGCGCTGGCGTTGGCCAGGTTGCGCTTGGCGCGCAGCATTACCTCGGTGCCGGCCTGTCTGCTTTGGGGGCTGATAGCGCGGGCCAGTGGCTGAAGAACGACGCAGCGCAGGGCAAGCGAAAGCTGGCCGGCGAGATTGCGCCTTATCAAGACTCGAATCCACTCGCTACTGGAGCTGGCGAGGTGGGTGGCAACATTCTCGCCACACTGCCAGTTGGCGGCCTGCTGGGCAAGGGTGTGGCGGCCGCAGGCTCGCGCATTGCCCCGCAGGCTGCGCAAAAGCTCGGACAGGCCCTTTCGTCGGGCGGATCTGCGCGCGGCTTGAGCATTGGCGCGCGAGTGGCTGGAGGGGCCGGCACCGGCGCGGCCACGGGCGCGTTACTGGACACGCAGAATCCCGGCCAAGCTGCAGCCCTGGGTGCTGTAGTAGGCGGCGCAGTGCCTGCGGCGATGGCGGGTGTACAGCGCGTGATAGCGCCAAAGGCCAGTACGAACGAGGCGCTGCAGCTGTTGCGCAAGGAGGGCGTGAGCCCCACGCTCGGCCAGGCGCTTGGCGGAAATGCCAATCGCCTAGAGGAGAAGCTGGTGTCGGTTCCCGTGCTCGGCGATGCCGTGCGCGGCGCACGCGAGAAGGCGACAGAGCAATTCAACAAGGCTGCGCTTAATCGCGCGTTGAAGCCCATCGGGTCCAGTGTCGACAAGATCGGGCGCGAGGGCGTGGATGAGGTCGCCAGCAAGCTGGGGCAGGCCTATGACGATTTGCTGCCGAAGCTGCTTTTCAAAGCCGACGACACGTTTTCCATGGACCTGCAGCGCCTGCAGGGCATGGCGACGGACATGGAGCCCGCGCAAGCGCAGCAGTTCGCCAAGATACTGCGCGACAAGGTGGTGGGCAAGCTCAGCCCTGCAGGCGGCATGACCGGGCAGACCTTCAAGCAGCTGGAGAGCGACCTTGGGACGTTGGCAAAAAATTACTCGGGCTCGGCCATGGCGAGCGAGAAGCAGCTGGGCGGCGCGTTGCTCGAGCTGCAGGCGACCATGCGCAGCGCGCTCGAGCGATCCAACCCGCAGCAGTCCAAGCAACTCAAAGCCATCAACGAAGGGTATGCAAACTATGCGCGCTTGCGCCAGGCTGCATCCATGGTCGGCGCCGAGGATGGCATTTTCACCGCCAACCAGCTGACCAGCGCGGTCAAGGCAACAGACAAGAGCACGGGAAAGGGCAACTTTGCGCGCGGGAAATCTTTGATGCAAGACCTGGCCGACGCCGGGAAAAACGTGCTGGGCAACAAGGTGCCCAACTCGGGCACTGCGGATCGACTGTGGACCGGTGGGGCCGTGCTCGCATCCGGAGCGGTCAACCCAGCCATTCCGCTAAGCGTGCTGGGTGGGTCACTCGCGTACACCCCGCAACTACAGCGCGCGCTTGTAAACGCGGTTGCAAGCCGCCCACAGTCTGCCCAAGCGGTGTCCGAGGGCTTCCGCAAAGGTGCGTCCGTTCTCATCCCGGGGGCGGTTCCACTTGGCCTTTACCAGAGCCGCCAACCCTAGGATGACGGTATTGCACAGAGGCACAAGCCACGCCTTCGTGGCCGGATCGCTGACGTTCATGAGACTGCATCCTTCTGGTTGATTTCGGAATCCTAGCCCATCCACCCAAAGCCGCCTAGAGCGGCTTTTCTCATTCCCCACCAAGCCCGCCACGGTTCGCCCTGGCGGGCTTTTTCGTTGCAGGAGCCGCAATGGCCACTTCTGTCGTTTTCCCCCGTGCGCAGTTCTTCTCCAACAACGGACGGCCGCTGATTGGCGGGCGCATCCACACCTATGCCGCGGGCTCGAGCACTCGCACCGCCACATACCGGGACGCGGCCAAAAGCCAGCCAAACACGAATCCCATCCTGTTGGATGCCCGCGGCGAAGCGGCCATCTATCTGGCCGAGGGCGTGGAATACAAGTTCGTGCTAGAGGATGCCTCGGGCTCGCTGATCCTGACCCAGGAGCCTGTTTACGGCGCCGTCTGGCCGAACGCCGCAGAGTGGCCAAGCGACACCACGCTGTCGTACCAGTACATGACCGAGGCGAAGGCTGTTGCCGATGCGACCAGCGCTGCCGAGTTCTTCGACACCTATGCCCAGGCCCTTTCGGCCGCGGGCGGTGCGCGGCGTCTGGTCGAAATCGCGCGCGACGAGACCCTGTCCGGCGCTCGCACTCGCTACTGGGCTGAAGGTGGCGCGCTGGAATTTTCGGTGAACCTGGACCAGGTCCGCATGGATCTTTCCAGCACTGATGACCCGGGCAAGGGCGCCGGCATGGTTGGCTTTGTGCAAAAAGGAACGGGCGCCCAACCGCGCACCCTGGAGTCCAAAAGCCGCGATATTGTTTGCTCCTTCGATTTCATGACAAAAGCAGAAATCGAGAACATCCAAAGCCGGATCGGTACTATCGATGTAACGGCGAAGCTGCAAAAGGCCATCGACGCTATTAAGCCGTATGCACCGTTCAAATCCAACGGTCTGACGATTTATAACCCTCCAGGGGTGTTCAGAGTGGGAACCAGTGAGTCACTGAATATGTCAGGAGCGCATGGCGTTCATTTCACTGGTGCGGGGAAGAACGCCACGGAGCTGCTTAATGTCGGAAATCGGCCGGCTATTTATGCTGTTGGCAGTGCTACCGAGCCACTCAATAAATCCTCCGTGTCTGCGATGGTCATCAGAGGGCCTGGCAGATCCAATAGCGAGGCCCATGGGATCTTTTTGCAGTGGACGAACCACTGCGCCATCAAGGACGTAATGTTTCTTTCGAACAGGCGCGCCGCGCACATTGCGCAGGCATGGCAGTTGGAACTGGAGAATACGATTGTCACTGGAAGCGGCGGTGATCAAAATCACACTGGCTATTACCTTGCTGAGAGCAGCGCTCAATATCCTGACAATGCAGTGAAAGCAAAACATGCTTATGCGCAGTACTGCTTTGAAGATGGATTCCGCTTGATCAACTGTCAAGGATCTGGCTTTGAAAATTGCGAAGCCGGCGGCTGCGGTCGATACGGCTATTTCATCGGATCGCCTGAAGTTGGTAATTTGCAGAACGAATGGGCCATGTTCACAAACTGCTTTGCAGATTCTTGTGGGGCGGATGGATGGATTTTGCGTAGCGGAAATTCGCCTTACGTTGGATTCATGGGGTTCTCAAATTGCTGGTCTGGAAACAATGGGCAGCGAGGCTGGTATATCGAGGGCGGGAAGTCTATCTCGATAGACGGCGGAATTAATACCGGAAATTCACTGGGTGGAATTACCTTTAGTTCCAGCTTGGGATGCACTTTGCTTGGGATGATTCTCAAAGACAATAATGAAACCAACTCTTTTGATGTTGGCGACATTACTCTGGTGAATAGTTCAAGAATTACGGTCTCCGGTAATAACTCCTCATCCATTTACACAAATGGAAAATCTTTGGTTGAATCTGGTGCGTCTGATTACAACGCAATATGCGGCAATAATTTCGATCAAAGTGCATCGATCGTTGGCGCGAACACCATCGCCTCGCGGAATGTGGGGTACAAGACTGAAGCTAGAGGCGATGATGTTGTACCAGCGGGATCTACTTCGCGAACGATGAGCCACAACCTCCCATTCACCCCCAACATAGAAAACTTCGTGGTTAATCTGCAAGCGCCAGTGGTGGCTTACGTTAGCTTGGTCACTCCATCCCAGTTTCTCGTGAGATTCAGCGCGCCGCTTGCCAGTGACGCAGCGATTAAATGGTCTTACCAGCATTGCACAGCATGATCAAAACTGAAATAGAAAAGGTTGGACAAGAATTTGTTGATGAACCAGTTTTTGTATTGGTCTCAAGGCCCAAAGCCATTGCGGTCGCAATTGCGGTATTGATTGGCGGCAACATTCCAAAGAGCATTGAAGTAATAAGTCACTACAACCGCGTGGCATTGCGTTGGCTGACGCCTGACGCCAATGGTTCGCTGGTTGCCATGCGGTAAAGACTGCTGGGAAATTATCAGCCCGCTTCGGCGGGCTTTTTAACGCCCGCTCTGTAAATCAATAAGGGGTTCATGTGGACGATTTTGGAAACGAACTGCCGGCGGCAAACGTGCGGCAGATCAATCAGCGCCTCGACCAAGGCAGCCAGCGCATGGTTGGCATCGAGCGCGCGCTGGCAGCCGAGCGCCGCGAGCTGCAGGAGCTCAAGGGCCAGCTGTCCGACCTGCTGGACTTCTTCGCCGCCATGAAGGGCGCATTCAAGGTGCTGAACTGGGTGGGGAAGGTGGCCAAGCCCGTCGCAGCCATCGTCAGCTTGGCTGCGGCCGTGGGCGCCGCGTATGCGGCATGGCGGGGTGCGCGATGAAGGAAGCTCTGCGCAAGAAGCTGCTGGCCGCGGCCACTGCGGCGGCTGTCGCCGGCGCGGGCACCTACGCCGCGCGCGGGCCCGAGCAGCCCTCGGCCGCGGTGCGCATCGCCATGGAGATCGGCGCGCACTACGAGTCGAGCGGCCGGCACATCGGCGTGCCGTACCGCGACATGATCGGCAAGGGCCAGCCCTGGACGGTTTGCAACGGCGTCACGGGTGCCGGCGTGGTGCCGGGTCGCTACTACACGCCCGAGGACTGCAAGCGCCTGGAACTGCCGATCTACCAGGCCGCCGAGCGCGATGCGCGCCGGCAGTTCACCCGTTGGGACGGCTACAACGTGTGGGTGCAGGCTTCGATCATCGACATGATCTACAACCTGGGTGCGCCCACCGTGGCGGGCAGCACCATGCGCACGCTCGCCAACGCCGGCGATCTGCTAGGCGCGTGCACGCAGATGCTGCGCTGGGTGATGGGGACTGTGAACGGGGTGAAGGTGCGCATGGCGGGACTGGTCGACCGCCGCGAGACCACGACCGAGCTTTGCGCCGAGTGGGGTCGCAATGGGCATTTCAGTGTGGCAGCGTTGGAGGTGTCTCGATGAAAAGCATCAAAGCCCATGCCTGGCAGTTGCTGGCCCTGGCGCTCGCCGCGCTGCTGCTGTGGCAGACCCTGCGCCTGGCCGCTGTCGAAGTGGCCGCGGCGCAGGCGCGAGAGGCGCTGGCCACGCGCGACGCCACCCAGGCCCAGGCCGCCCAAGCCGAAACCACCAAGAAAGCCGGCGCACTGCTCACGCACGCCGGCGCCCAACAGGAGAACACCCATGCCTATACCCAAGACCTGCAGCGCCTGGAAGCTGCCCGGGCTGCTGATGCTGGCCGCATTGCAGGCCTGCAGCACGACGTCCGCGCTGCCGCCACCCGCAACGCCCAGCTTGCAGCCGACGGCGCTGCCGCGCGAGATCTCGCATATAGACACGAGCGGCTCGCCGAGCTTGCTGCAAGAGGCGCGGGATTGGTTGGCCGACTTGGCGGACTGGTCGAAATCCGAGACGCCCAGGTGAAGGCGCTGCAGGGGCAGGTCGCGGCAGACGGAGCGCTGCTGGGACGATAG